CGATCAAAACTGCAAATGGAAATGCTGTTGACATTACCGGATTCACCTTCATCTTAACCGTCAATGATGTTGAAAACCCTGATGGAGGGACACCAGGGAATATTCTTATGGCTCTCGTGGGTTCCATTACTGATGCATTCAAAGGAGAAGTTGAATTTGTTCCTACAGCTATGGAGGCTGATCAAGTACCAGGAAGTTATTTCTACGATGTTGAAATGACGGATGTAGCCAGTCGGATTACCACCATAGCGAAAAGTGGTTATGTGTTCACCCAAGATATTTCTAAGTAAGGAGTGAGTTATGGCTTTTACCGTTGAAGATGGAAGTGGAGTAGTTGATGCCAATGCCTATGTCTCTGTAGCATTTGCAGACACCTATCATAGTGATCGAAACCAACACACTTGGGATGATCTGAACGATGATGAAAAAGAAGGCTTCATTGTAAGAGCTTCCGATTACATTGACAAACGATTTGGTAGAAAGTTTAGAGGGTTTCGACAGACGAAAAATCAAGGGTTGGAATGGCCGAGACTCGATGCCTTTGACGATGATGATTATGTGTTGGATGAAATTCCATCACAACTTCAAAAGGCTACGTCTGAGTATGCTCTACGAGCAATCGACAATGACCAACTCGCTCCTGATAATGAGGACACTGGACTTGATGCATCATTCACAAAGGTTGGTCCTATTGAAATTGAAGACACCATTAAACAATTCGGAGGTTCATCCCTGGTAGCTCCAACCAGTATTAAAGATTACCCTGAAGCTGATCTATGGATGAGTGAGTTACTAATCCCTAGCAATTCACGAGACTTAAGTAGGGCATAATGGCTTTTAATTACGGAAGAGTTGTTGCAAAAGCAAAGAAGATTGTCGATAAGTTTGGGAGGGATGTTACCTTTGTCAAACTTGATGAAAGTCTGACGGATAGTTCAAAGCCTTGGAGAGGGTCAGTAACCCCGAGAGTGAACCCTGAAAGTTCCATCGTCATTAGAGGAGTATTTGTTCCTCCGAGTTCTTCTGTTGAACTTGGGCTCCAGACGATCAAACCAGGGACAACTGATCGAGCGAAACAGATTCTTATTATTGTTCCAGGTAGTGAACATGCTGATGTGGAGTTTGAACAATATGATGAAGTGGTTGATGGAAATGTGAAATGGAAAATTGTTCAAGTGGAAACATTGAAACCAGGACCAACTAGAGTTGCATACTTTGTAGAGGTGGAACGATGAGTAGCAATCTAACTCCAGCCGAAGCTCGGGATGATATTCTGACAATGGTAAATACTGGCTGGACTGCTGTTGGAAGTGCATCAGAAAATTTACCACTTCTTTTTTGGAATTCCAAACAGCAGGTTCCAAAAACGAACGATGCGAATGGAAATCCTACTTCGTGGGGTAGGGTAAATGTTGCACATGTTACAGGAGGACAAGGAGCCCTAAGAGGCAGTCCAGAGGGATTACCGAACACAACCCCTTGGACCAGACAAGGTTTAGTCACGGTGCAGGTTTTTACTCCTTTAGGCACAGGGTTGTCTATTGCTGACAGTTTATATAAAATAGTGCTTGATGTTTTTGAAGGCAGAAAATCACCCCTAGGGGTATGGTTTAGAGAAACTAGATTAAATGAAATCGGACCTTCCGGTGGTTGGTTCCAAGCTAATATCCTAGCTGAATTTGAATATGACGAAATCAAGTAAACCTTAAAAGGAGATTGTAACATGGCGCAGGTAAACAAAATTGATTCAAATTGTACGGAGCTTAGGATAGCAGAGGAATTGACCTTGGGAGTCCTACCAGTGACACCTAATTGGTTGGTCTATGAACCTAACTCCTATGATGATTTTGGTGGGGAGATTACTCAGGTTGCTCGAAACCCGATCAACCAATCCAGACAACGAAAGAAAGGTGTGGTCACTGATCTTGATGCGTCTGGTGGGTTTGAGACTGATCTAACCCAAAGTAATATTCAAAGTATTATGCAGGGCTTTATGTTTGCGGATTTCTTACCCAAGGGTGAGGAAGTTCCAACTGAAGCCACAGCCACTACGGATCTGTTTGACGTAGCTGCAACGGCTGGCTTTGTAGTCGGTGATCTGATCTTTGTCACTGGCTTTGTGAATGCTGCCAACAATGGGCTCCATCTAATCACGGCTGTTATCTTGAACACAACCATTGAAGTGTTGGGTTCCTCACTGGTTACGGAGACTCCTCCGGTGACTGCCTTGATTGTGAATGTTGGGCTTCAAGCTGCTGCTGGAGAGATTGATGTTGATGATAGTGGTGATTTTGCTCGGTACACTTCTGCCTCAGTTGACTTCACCACACTTGGACTGAACGTGGGTGAGTTTATCTTTGTCGGTGGAGACATGGCTGCATTAGCCTTTACGACAGCAGCAAATAATGGATTCAAACGAATCAAATCTATTGCTACTGGTTCACTAGAAATTGATAAGTCTGACTTGGCTATGGTCACTGAACCATCTACCACAGAAACGATTCAAATGTTCTTTGGTCGAGTGCTGAAAAATCAGAACACCAAGACAACCATCGTTCGACGGTCCTATCAGTTGGAACGACAGCTTGGGGCTCCTGATGATGCGAGTCCTGCACAGATTCAGGCTGAATATCTGATCGGTCAAGTTCCTGGTGAAATGACCATCAGTGTTGGAACGGCTGATAAGGTGTTGGTCAATCTTGGATGGATCGGAACGGATCAGGAAACGATTGATGGTCCGACTTCATTGAAGACAGGAGATCGTCCTGCATTAGTTGAAGCCGATGCCTTCAACACCAGTTCTGATTTCACAAGATTGAAAATGGCTGTGGTCAGTACCACCTCTGAAGCTCCTACTCCTCTGTTTGCCTTTATGACAGAGTTGGAAATTACCATTAACAACAATCTGAATCCGAACAAGGCTGTCAGTGTACTTGGAGCCTTTGACATTACGGCTGGTACATTCCAAGTCGGAGGGAGCTTAACGGCTTACTTTGCCAATGTCTCTTCGATTGCAGCAGTCAGAGCGAATGCAGATGTCACGATCGACATGGTATTAGCGAAAGGTAATGCTGGAATCGCTATGGACATGCCTTTACTAACCCTTGGTGATGGTCGATTGAATGTCGAACAAGATGAAGCTATCACCATTCCATTGAGCATGGATGCTGCTACTGGTGCGAAGTTAGATCCAGCATTGGATCACACGTTGATGTTTGTGTTCTTCGATTATCTGCCAACACTGGCTGAGTAATTCGATGATGTTCCCGAAATTGATTTCGGGAACATTCATACCCTCCATATCCTTACATAATCCTTAAAGTTTCTTTAACCTTTTTAACCTTTTTATATGGGAGATATATCCAATGAGTCAGGATATGTATGAATTATTTCACACAGATGAGATGCTAGAGAAAGATGGTGTGTACATTGACTATGGAAGTTTTCGAGTCAAGTTAGCTCGGTCTGGTGGAGCCAATAAACGCTATGGCAGAATTCTAGAGGCAAAAGCCAAACCCTACCGTAGAGCCATTCAGACTAAAACAATGGATAATGAGTTAGCTGAAAAGATGATGATGGATGCCTTTGTGGAAACCTGCATCACAGATTGGCAAACAAGGATTGATGAAGATGAATGGAAGACAGGGGTTCTTGCTGAAGACAAATCACTTCAAGCATTCAACAAAGCAAACGTGTTAAAGGTCTTTAAAAGACTCCCTGATCTATTCATTGATTTATCTGAGCAAGCCACAACCCTTTCAAATTATCGGATAGGGGAGCTTGAAGAAGACGCAAAAAACTAGAGAGGTTCCTACTCTATCATTTTGAGCAGGAGCCTGTTGAAAAGAAAATCATAGAACAATGTTTTCGGGAAAACAGGGACTTTCCCGATAAGATTAAGAATGCTCCAGAGATACGAATGGGGTTGGAAACTATCTATGATGGGTTTCTTGAACTGACTTCTTGTAGAGTTATTGGTATGTCAGAAGGTCCGATACCTTGGACTGCCATGAATACCTACTGTGAAGTGTTCGATATTCATGGTGAACATAAGTTAGATTTTATCTTTCTGGTTCGTTCATTAGATAATGCCTATCTCAACTATCAAGCTAACAAACAGGAA